GGTACATCATCAGCTCGTTCTTGTCCACCTATTGGTACAAATCCACCTTCGTTTCTATAATCTTTTTCCATACCACCTAAATCCATTAAGCCACCTTCTTGAGCTCCGATTCTTCCGCCTTGAGCCATAAACTTATTTCTTTGTCTCTCTAATTCTTCTAAAAACTCATCAAAGGTTCCATCAAATGTGCCTGCTTTAATTGCCTTATTATATAATTTCTCAGGTTTGTCCATACCACCACCAGAATACCCAATTCTTCCGCCTTGATTAGAAAGTAATCTTGTTTCATCTTTTGGAGTAAAATATAATCCTGCTGCTCTTGCTGGAGCTTCTCCAGCTAATGCTGCTGTACGAATTGCTGGAATATTAATTCCTGATGTGTCGGCTGGCATTGTATCTTTAGGCATTGCTGCTTGCAAAGCTCCCATTCCCATACCTATTGCAAGAGGAGTTTTCCAATTAACTTGTTGACCACCAATTGTGCTTGGTCCAAAAAGTGCATTAGATAAATTTTCTGAAAGAAAACCTGGACTTCCGCCAGGAATAATAGTTTCAATTCCTTTTTTAATTCCTCCTCCAATTGTTTTAAGAAGACCATCCGTTTTATCGTCAGGATTAATACCTTCTGTATTACTACTAAATATACCACTCAAATCAATTAAAGGTTTTTGACCCTCAGGTCTTATTCCTCCAATAACTGCATCTCTATTACCTAATAATTCTCCTATCCAATTTTTACTACTCATGTCCCCTGGAATAAGATCCCATTGATTTGCAGCACCTCCTAATATAGCAGCTGATAATACAGGATTATCTTTAATTTCATTTGGAATTAAATCGTCTACAACCTTGTCTTTAAGTTTTCCAAGTGGCTCTGTTATAAAATCCAACATACCATATTTCATTATACCAGGTTCAACTCTACCTCCTGGTTTACCTATTTGTTTTAGTCCCGCAATACCACCACCAGCTAATTGCTGTTTTCTCTTTTGAGTGTATGTAGGGTTTGCTGATCCACCATAAGCCATGCCTGACATAGCTTGTTGCATAAATTCTTTAAATGATATTGGTTGCATTCCTTGCTCTTCCATTTCAAAAACGTATTGTTGATACATTTCTACTAGCATAGGATCAGCTTGAGCCATTAATTGTTGATTTGGAGATTTAGGTCCTTCATTACCTGAATAGGTAATGTCTGATGCACCTGCGTCTAATGATGTTATTCCTGTTCTATCTATAGCCATAATTTTTATGTGTTATTTTTAAAGGCAGGAGTTTCACCTGGGTTTATAATAATACTTGTTTTTTTCATGTAAATCAAGCCTACTCTGTAACTGATCTAGGTTTAATTTCAAGCGCAGATAAGACTACATGTAGTCTATTAGCTGTTGCTGCGGTTACTTTTATCACTTCGCTTTCTGCAACCACTAAAGGTTGAGATAGCAATTCTGATGTTGCATTAGCGGATATGGATTTAGTCTTAAATAAGCTAAAAACTGCGTCATCCGTATCAGTTATAGTCACTGTTATAGTATCAGCATTTCCTGAGTCTTCAGATACCAATATTGATTTAACAACAGCTGTTGTAGCTGATGGTACAGTGTACAATGTAGTAGCACTGTTGCTAGTTAAATCCTTTTTTTTGTTTACAAATGTATTAGCCATTATGCCATAAATAAAGCTTCCGCTTCCGCCTCATCTTTTAAATCCTGCTGAAAGGATGTGTTTAATTTTTGTACTATACTATCAACATCTCTAACAAACGATTGCTGTATTTGTTGATCGTATTTCTCTAGTGGTTGTGTTAATGATTGTACAATTCTAGCCATTATGCTACCTTCATTCCTCCAACTTCACTTACTAAAAAATCTTTCATTTGTTTACTAATTTGTCCAAGACGAGACAATTCATCCATAGTTAATTTACGTTCTCCAAGCATACCTGTTTTCATTACTTCTTGTAATTCAGCATATCTTTTACGTAAAAGATTAAATTGTTCTGGTGAAAATTTTTGAATGTTTTTTTCTATTACATTTTTAGGTGCTTGAACCTGCAGAATACCCTTTTCTCTACCTTCCCCAGGAGTAGTATCAATAGTTTTTGTTCCTGTTCCTTTAGGCATTTTAGCCATAAGTGATCCTACTGGATCAAAACCAAACATACTTGCAAGACCTAGAATAGGATTAATAAAACCTAATCCTGATTTTTGAAGTCCATAGTTTATAGCGGCTTTTTTAGCATAATTTTTTCCTGCACTCATAAGACTTTCTTTTGTTCCCATGTCTGCAAAACTCCTCATGATTCCTCGACCTTGACCTGAAGGATCAGAAATATTTATTAAAGATTTATCAGTTTGCAAAGCTATATTTGCAAGTTCTTTTTTTCTAATGTCTTCTGCTCTTTCATCTTGAATTCTATTTCTCATTGGTGTTGTTGGAGTTACTACTTGCTTAACAAAATCTGGAACCTTATCTTCTGTTGGAGTTACAGGAGGTTTAGTATACATTTCTGAAATGTATTCTTCTCTTGCATCTTTTTCTACTTCATTTTGAGATTCCATTGTTGCATCTGCTTCTGCTTTAGTTTTTCCAGCTAAACTTGTATCACCAATTCTAGCTATAGATTCTATTGGACTAACTCTTTCTTCTCTTGGTGCTGGTGCAGGTGCACTATATTGTTGTGCAATTGCTCTTTCTCTAGCATCATCTTCGCCACTTCCGCTTTGATTGTTGCCAGTGTTACCACCATAATTTCCACCTGATGATGCTCCTCCAGCAGGGCCTGTTGAACTACCTTGATAACCACCACCAAATCTATAATTAATTCTTTTATCTATCATTATCTTCTACCATCTGGTTGTATATCTAATCTAAATGTTCCTAGTTTCCAGTGTTGTCCAGTACTTGTATTGTCAACCTTTAAAGATATGGCTCTTGCTCTAGCACGGGTATCTATTTTAGTTGTACTTGTAGTTGTATCAAAAGGACCTAATGAAGAACTAGCTTCTGAATCTGTTGGATAATTTTTTAAGTTTAATGTAACTCTTGCATCACCTGTTTGAGTTAAAAAGTCTGGAAGTACTCTTCTAATTTTCATAACGTATTCACCATCTCCTCTTAAATCTGCTCCACCACCTTGTGTCATAGATATATCAAAATCTCCAGATTGAATACTTGCAGCAATTGCAGAAGCTGCACCATCTTTAATTTGATTAACTCCTGTCTCATGTTCATAATAATAAGTAACACCATCTGTATTACCAACTGTTGAATCACTTGTACTATCTGATACATATTCTGTTGCATGTGGTTTACCAAATATATGAGAATCTGACCATGTTGATCTAGCTAAAGAACTTGTAGTCCACACAGGTCTTTCAGGTGTTGAATCCATATAATTAAATGTTACTGATCTATTATTAGATGAAGCTCCACTTCCTGGATAGAACCACGTGACTTCACCAAATAAATTATTTAATCCTGCATAAATATGATTTTTAGGAACCGTGTTAATATCATCATAAACATAATCTTCAACTAAGCATGCTAAAGATTCTAGTTTACCAGTGTATCTAAAGAAACCATTTTCTGACATCCAATAAGCTGATCCATCAACTTCAACAGCTGCACTTTTTCCAATTAATCCACAGTTAGTTCCAACTTGTTGAAATGAAAAAGTAAATGGAGCACCAACAAACCTCATAATAAATAAAGATGTATCAGTCCAAATATAAATTGCGTCCCGACCTCTTATTGCTCCCACGATCCGTGTTCCATCGGCCAGTCTTTGTTGTCCAGCACTATTGTCTACTGCAGGTGTATACGAAGTTGATGCATTAATTGATTCTCGATCCGACCTATCCTTCTACATATCGTCCTGTGTACTGGTTGTTCCAATAGTTTTTTCAGTTCCAAAACAAACTAAGTGTCTATCGGGTGTTGAAACTAAAGTCTGTATCGCTGCTGTTGGTGCATTGGCAACGATTGTTGCTCTTGTGGATGTTGCACCCGTTGCATCTGAATCCCATTCAAAAGTTGCACCATCAACAATAGTTGCAATCAATTTATTTCCATAATTGTCCAAGGTCCATAGACCAGGAGCTGTTACAATGTCCCCTGTTTGTGAAGCACCCCATTTAGTATATTCTGATGCATCATAAACAGTTGCTCCATCAGAGTGTGATGCAGCTGTAGTGTTATCTGCTCCTCTTGTTAATCCTGATAAAGTATCTGTTCCTGTAGTATTTGTTGTATAAGCAATACGCTCACTATCTATTAAGACTGTTCCAGATGCAGGCATACCTCCTGAATCAGCTAATACAATACTAGTCGAAGAATCTGTTAAGGCGCCATTTAAAGTAGATGTAATTTCTCCAGCCACAGTACCACCCCATAATCCTAGTCCCCAACCAGCTGCTGATGCTTCAGTTGCTGGTCCAATTGAATAAAAATGTTGAACTCTTATTCCACCAGAAGTACTAGCTCCTGATCCAGATTCAGCTGATCCCATTTCAATTGTTAGTGTTGTTGAAGTTGGAACCGTTGTAACCATAAAATTGGTATCATCAAAATCACCAGAACTAAAATTAGAATTAGTAATAGCTGTAAAATTATCTAATCGAATAATATCGTATTTAGATATATTATGATCAGATGAAAAAGTTAATGTAACAGTTGCATCATTTTGTGTTGTTGTAAAAGCATTAGTTAATGTTGTTGTGGCTTTAATAGGAGTAATGTCATAAAAAGCTCCTCCTGAATATACATATAAAAATCTGTTTGTACCTAATGCGGCATACTTAATACCACTTGCATTAACGAAATGATGTAGAGCTGTATTTCTACCTGTAAGAGTATTATCTCCTAACTGATTC